TAGGATAATTGAAACGCAATACACTATGCCTGCCATAGTAGATTATATAACTAATATTTTGGTATCAATTACAGAAAAAATAACTCCTTCGAATAGTCATAGTGATAGTGAAAGTGATAGTGATAGTGAAAGTGATAGTGATAGCGAAAGTGAAAGTGATAGTGATAGCGAAAGTGATAGTGAAAGTGAAAGTGAAAGTGAAAGTGAAAGTGAAAGTGAAAGTGAAAGTGAAAGTGATAGTGAAAGTGAAAGCGATAGCAAAAGTGAAAGCGATAGCAAAAGTGATAGTGATACCAAAACGCAAAAACGTATTGGTAAAAAACTTACCGATTATTTAGATAGGGTTTTTATTAAAAACGTAGATATCTGGGGTTTTATAAGTTGCTATTTCCCTTTTATAGAACTATTGTATAATAATTATGGGAAATTAACAGATAAAGAAATAGAACTATTTAATTGTTTAAAAGGATTGTATACAGATATTTTATATTCTGCGTCTGATAGACCAATTGATAGAAAGAATCTTTTTTCCGAGTTAAAAAAAATAGAGAAACTTCTACTAGAAATTAAAAATAGTTCGAGCAAAACTGCCGGCGCAAGCATGACTACTCGTAAAAATAAACAAAGTGTAAATGGAAAAACGCGTAAAATAATAGATAGAAGAAACATATTTATAAGAAAACCTAAAATTAAAAGATTTAAAAACCCTGTTTACTTATCTCAAAAAAATAAAAAATAAAAAATAAAAAATAAAAAATAAAAAATAAAAAATGTATTATATATATAATGAATCCTTCTTTTAGAGAACTTTGTACTCCTGCTAAGATATATTTTGCGATAGCTGTTATTGCTTCCGTTTTTTCGTTATTTAACGGTGTTGGCGTAATCGCGGTAGGTGTTAAATTAGTATTCGCATTTGTGTGGACATTCCTTTTGGGATGGTTATGTAAAAAAGGATTTACTAGTATTTCATGGTTTTTAGTGTTGTTGCCATATATTATTATCGTTTTAGCCATGTTTAGAATTTATCATGTAACTGAAGAACAACGTCAAATGATGAGAACTCTTCAATTGCAAGGGGCATATGGTCAAGAAGCATTTGTATAAGGCGTTACAAGTGCCATCCCAAACATGTCAGTTTGTAATAAGTTATCAGGAAATTCTAAAAAACCGGCGTAACTAATGCAACTAGAGGTTTTCAAAAGCCAAATTTGTAAACTGAAAAATAAAACGAAAACGACAAAATATAAAAATATTACGTTACGTTAAACAAATTTTTTGATTATATAATTTGTATAAAACCATTTAAATATATTATTATTCTATTATCTTTTAATAATATATGAGATTAGAATTATTTATATTAGGATTAACTGCTTTTTTTGTGTATAACGCATATACAGATGGGAAATACACCAAAATGCTATTATCTTTTAAAAAGTATTATAAAATGATTTTCTATGTTATTTTTGGAGTTGGAATTTATGTTCTATTAAAAAGAAATCCAGAACAAGGAAGAGAGTTACTTTTATATGCAAATAACGTTGTTAAATTTATGCCAATAGATAAATCCTCTATTGATATGCTGAGTCCAATTATGGATTTCACATCCAAAAAAGATGAAGATGATGACGAAGGATGTTTTATGGAATCGTTTAATGGATTAACGAATACAGGTTTCACTAATCCTGGTTTCTGTGGTGAGAGAAGAATAACCAGTTCTGGAAAAAATGGCACCAAACGTTCTGTAAGTGAAACAAAAAAGAAATATGTAGCTTCGAGTCAAGATTGGAAATGTGGTCAATGTAATCAACAATTAGACCATACATTTGAGATTGATCATAAAATACGTCTCGAATACGGTGGTGGAAATGACGTTCAAAATCTTATTGCTTTATGTAGAAATTGTCATGGAAAAAAAACAGCAAGTGAAAATATGTAATGCTTATTTTATACTTTTAATATAGTTTATAAATTACGAATGTATTTAGATATTTATAAAAACGCGAAATAATATTCTATTATAGTAATATATGAATAACAATAATATAAATAAAACGAACAGTGATATCATAGGTCCCACAATTAAGAATTTAAACGTGAATTATCCTATTATAATAGTAATAGCATTGTTAATAATAGTTTTATTTATGGTTTTATTTAACGTAAAGATTCCTTTTACCAAACCATCTAAATCAAATGAAGAAGCAGTAGCAAATATATTTATTGTTCTGTTTTTTATTTTATTGGTGCTAGGAATATGTATAACTTTGTTGCCTGGTTTTAAAGATGTTAAAAACTTATTTGAACAAATAAGCAATGTTACATATGTTATTATTTATACTATATTTTTAATTTTGTTTTTTACGATGACGCCAAATGATATAATTGATAAATACGCTTATATAATAACTCCATTAACAATTTTATTCGGTTCATTTATGTTTTATAAAGGGTTCGCAAGTAATTATTCAACTAAATTTAATGTTAACTATGAGAGGATAAAAACAATGATATTGCTTTTTTGTTTAATAACAACCTTTATTATTTATTATAACATTGACCCAGGTGGATACATTAAAGAATATTTTGGGTATTCATTTTTGATAACAATTATTATAACTGTTTTCGCCTTTTTGTATTTAATGATAGTTCTAACGCTATCTGATAATACTCAAAACTCTACGGGAGCAACGTCGAATAATTTTTTAAATAATTTTTCTGGAATTACAAGTTATGGTAGTTTAGGGTTTTTATTATTTATTGTTATTATTACAATTGTAATTTCAACATATGAAGGTGGTTTTTTTAAAAACAAGTCTATGTCCGCGTTTGGAATGATTATGATATTGTTAATATGTATTTTATGGGGACTACTTTTGGGGTTTAATTTATTTCCAGAAATATCTAATAATATAGTAGCAAACGATAAAATAAATTTATTCAAGCGTTCTTTGTTGGTTTTGTTTGGTATTGTTATTTCTAGTTTAATTATTTTTTGGATTGTTTATAATATTCAAAGTCTATCCGGTAAATCAGGAACAACAAGTTTTGTTTTAAATCTCATTTTGGTTGCGGTTGTTTTAGGTTTAATTTATAAAACATTCATTGTGCGTTTACCTGTCGGAAATGAAAATAAAAACGCTTTTTTCGGGTTGATTTTAAGCACATTATTTTATATCCCTTGTTTATTTAATGGCGTATTTGATACCGTCGGAAAGTTTATTGTCGGCGAATATCAATCTACAACAATGGGTTCAATATTAATGTTATTAGTCATAATCGTTTTATTAATAACCTATTATAAGTCTTCATCTTTAATCAATAAAATTAACATACAAGGTGGAAAACAACTTGTAAATATGCCTGTGTATACCAATACACTATACCCATTAGGAACATACGAAGAGTTAAACGGTAGCGATAAATTTGATTATCAATACGCGATATCTTGTTGGGTTTTCTTAGATGCTGCAGCACCAAATATGAATGAATCTTATAATAAATACACTTCTTTACTAAATTTTGGAAATAAACCAAATATTCTTTATAAAGGTGAAACGAATACATTAATGGTAACAATTCAGCAAAAAGATTTAAAAAAAATTAACAAAAGCAATCTTGTAGATTTCGACGAAGAAGGCAACAGAATTATTTATAAAAACTCAGATGTATTGCTCCAGAAATGGAATAACATTATAATTAATTATAATAGCGGTGTTCTTGATATATTTTTAAACGGTGAATTAGTAAAATCTAGTATAGGAGTAGTACCATATTATACACTCGATAATTTAACCATTGGTCAGGAGAATGGAATAAAAGGAGGCATATGTAATGTTGTATATTTTAAACAAGCTTTAACTTCATCAAATATATATTATTTATATAATATGGTTAAGGAGATAAATCCCCCAATTCTTAATGATTCAAATAAAACTATACTAGAAGAAAACATTAAGAGTAGCGTTACATCTATCAAAAAATCAGAATAAAAATTATATTCTGCGTACTCAATATTGATTTGTTAATTTTTATTTTGTTTTTCTATTTAGTAATTATTTAATTTATTTATTGTATTTCAATCAATAATTATTTCACTTTATTGTTTATTGAATTAGAAAATTTCTTAATCTATATTATACAATGAGTCCTTTAAGTATAGTAATTACAATACTTGTGGTTGTCCTTATTTTAATGTTATTAAGATATATTCTCATAGACCCTTATACTCTTCAAAATATTCAAAATGGACAAACTACTTCAACTGTTACTGCCTCAACTTTAGCAACAAATGGCACAAATACTCCTTCAAGTAATTTTGCCTATTCTATATGGTTCTACATTAACAACTGGAATTATCGTTATGGAGAAAACAAAGTTATTTTTGGAAGAATGGGGGCTACAAGTGGTAACACTGATAGTTCTATTACTGGTGTAAGTGGTGTTGATCCTTGCCCAACAGTCGTTTTGGGACCTCGTGAAAATAACCTTGATATTTATTTAGCATGTTATCCTGGCGCTGAACAACTACCTGCTGCTCCTGGCAAAAATAGTGTTGTCAAAAAATGTTCTGTGTCTAATGTTCCCATACAAAAATGGGTTAACTTAACTTTTAGCGTATATGGTAGATCCATGGATATTTACATGGATGGAAAATTAGTTAGAACCTGCTTACTTCCTGGTGTTGCGAATGTAAACAATTCATCAAATATTTACGTTACACCTGACGGCGGGTTTGAAGGTTGGACCGCTAAATTTCAATACTATCCTAATTCTTTAAATCCTCAAGACGCATGGAATATTTACACAAAAGGTTATTCCACCTGGGCAAGTATGTTTAATGCTTATCAAGTTCAACTATCTTTAGTAGAAAATGGAACTGTACAAAGTAGTATAACAATTTAAATTAACTATCTTATTTTTTCTTATTTATTTAATATATAATGAGCAATAACAACGCATTTAATTCATTTTCAACAAGTAATGAAACTTTTGGAACGCGAGAATTTTTAGAATCAAATAGTTTAGTAGCAAAATTCGCCTTCTTGCTATTGGTTATATTTGGATTTGTTATATTGCTTCGAGTAGGCATTTCTACATTATCTTATTTTTTAAAACCATCTAGTTCTCCTCATCTTATCGATGGTATGGTTGATGCTAGTCAAATGATAATTTTTGCACAAGACCCAAGTAGTAATGGTGCTGTTACTATTTATAGGTCTATTAATGAGAATGACGGAATAGAATTCTCATGGTCTGTTTGGTTATTTATCAATAATCTTGAACTTTCTAAAAACACATCAACTTATAAACATATATTTAGCAAAGGAAATAGCGAGTTAAATTCAAAAGGCGTTATTTATCCTAACAATGCTCCTGGTCTTTATATTGCTCCTAATAGTAACACACTTGTCGTTATGATGAATACATTCAGCGTTATTAATGAAGAAATATTAATTCCTGATATTCCTCTTAATAAATGGGTAAATGTTATTATTCGTTGCCAAAATACTACACTAGATGTATATATTAATGGAACTATCGCAAGAAGTATTAATCTAGTTGGTATACCAAAGCAAAATTACGGTAATGTATATGTTGGAATGAATGGTGGATTTAACGGGTATATTTCTAATCTATGGTATCACAATTATGCTTTAGGGACTTCTGAAATTCAAAAAATATCTGAAAAAGGTCCAAATACAAAGATGGTTGGAAGCAGTTCAAATGCTATCTCAAACAATATGTTTGATTATTTGTCTTTAAGATGGTTCTTCTATGGAACAGGAGATATGTTTAATCCGTCAGAATAACCCGTAAAAATGTAAAATGTAAATTTTATAGATTATTTATTTAAATTAATAAAATAATCTATATATAGATGTCACAAAATTGTAATTATAATCCAAATCCTACAAGAGCATGGTCACGAGTTCAAAATAGTTGTACGTATGTTGATCCTGGAAATACATATAGTGAAGGATTTATCCCTTTAACCGGTCAAACGCTGCCTTATTCAGAATCAACTTATCAAGAAAAATTATTTTACAAGGGAAATATTTTACAGTATAAAGCAAATAGCGCAACTTTAAACAAAAACCAACGTTATTCACGATTAGCAAAAGGATTTGGACCTAACAGAACAAAGGTTTACGCAACGCAAACGCAAACTTATACAAACCCCAATACTAGTTCATTATTGCGCGTAAATTATACTACATTTCCATTCCCGAATCAACTGGTTGGACAACCGAATAATATTTCTGGTCCATTTCAATATAATGTTCAAAGTCCATTTGATTGTTCCACCAATTCTTTACAAGATGGAGGTAATCTAGTTTGTGGAACTTATGCTAACCCTTGTAGCGGTGAAATTATAAAAAATAATTCATCCCCCGTCGTTATATGCAATCCTTCTTACTGTTCAGATGTGCCAGGAAGACCCATTGATTTATGTTGGAGCAATAAAATACAAACTTACTATCCTAGACAAAGATATATCATGACGAACAGTGCGAATAAATGGCCAGAAGGTTATAAAGGATTTGTAAGTGCGATTAGTTGAATTATTTTAATGTCTTACGTTAAGGTCTTAGGTTAGGGTTTATACATATTTCATTGCTAGGGAATATATCGCCTGACATACATGTGTCATTTACGCCTACTTCAGCACAAGTTCTATATCCTCTATCTTCACCAATATAGCACCATCCTGCTTTTCCACTTTTAGCCGATGACGTATGAACTGAACTAGATGATTCTACGCCTTGATAATCTTGATTGGAATCAGAATTTTGAGATTTACCAGTTGTGTTTAAAGCCTTATTTAAAGAAGTATTGTCGGCTTTATTCTGCGTTGGAACTGTATCTTGAACGGGTTGTGTTTTAATGCTGCTTTTCGCATTATTTGGCGTTACGTCTTGAACCGTTGATAACCCAGCATTAACAACGTTTGCCGTTCCGGTAACGACGGATTTAGCGCCTTCAGCGGCAACGTCTACCGTTTGACCTGTTACAGATAGTGTTGTTCCGAAAACAGATTTTAATAATGGAGCAAAAAAGTTGGTAATATCTTCCGTTCCCTTCGCTAAATAAACAAAAATATTAAAACCTAAAAATGCTAAAATTAAAATTATAAGTAACCACGTAGTGAAATTTATATTTTGTATAGAATCAAAAAACCCGGAACTTTCACCTTCACCTGTTGAACTAAAACTAGCACTTGGAATCGATTTTTCGCTAGATTGTAATAATGCGTTTGATAAACTATTTGAATTATCCATTATAATAAAAATATATATATTATTTTTTATTATAAAAACTCACATTATTTAAATGTTAATAAATATAAAAATTGGTTCAAGTCTCCTAAAATTGTGTCTCGAACGTTAAATAAATCGGTGTTTGTCATTTGTTTCATTGCTTTACTGTTATTTAAATTAACTAGGTATCCTTTGAAGTCTTCGATTTCTCTCTTTAAACTTTCTTGCGAACTTAAATCAACAAGTCTAATGTTTTTGTTGCTTAATAAATCTGTTCTTAATCCGGATTTTCCTAAAAGAACCTCAATAAAACTGTCAATGTTAGCATTTAATTTAGTGTATAAGTCATCTGTTGCTTTGTGCGTAGCGTAACTGTGCGTCTTCCAATGGTATAATTTAACCATTAAAAGCATTTCTAAAAACTTAACTGTTATTTCTTTTTGAAACGCACTTAACGAAGAAGTGTTGGACATTGACATTCTTCGCGTTTTTCTTCCTTTTCCAATATTCGTTTTATGCGTTTTTGGCATTATATATAAACAAAATAATATATTTTACACTCTTGGTATAAATGTTTCTCCAAATGTATTCATTTTGTCTAGTTTTTCAATCGTTTTTTCTAAATTACTTGATTTTATATTTGTAAATAAATAATCCGTTCCTGTCGTCTCTTCATTTTTTTTAATTTGTGTATAAATTAAATCTATTTTTTTTAATACATTTCCTATAATTTCCTTTTGCGTAGGTCTTATTATTTCTTCATTATTCACTAAATTTTCACATAATAACGCTATCGCAAAATATAAAATATTCTTTCTTTTTTTATGGCAACCTGTCGAATACTTTAATGTAAATAAGGACAATAATGATTCCATTGTTTTTTTGTGGAATTTTGAACGTTTTGAAGCCTCCGTTAAAAATAGGTCCCATATAATCCAAATGATGTCTTTTTGCATTTTTGAATCAACTTGTGCGAATGTTCTCCTCTCACATAGTATTTTTTCCTTTTTCATTTTACATATGGTTTCAAATTCGATTACCCATTCGAGCCAATAACAAGCGTTCATAACATTTTGACCTTCTACTGAAACATTATAAGCAAGTTCATTTATTGCTGGTAATAATTCTTTCGGGTCTTCATCTAAAAATAAACCGTCTAAAAATTTATTGCTTGATGCCTTAAATTTGTCACGCATTTGGGTCATATCAAAATCCTCCTTTTTAATTTTAACAGAGTCAAAACTATGTTTTCGTTTAGCGTCGCATAACACACACATTATTTCACAAAATAGGCGACGTATTCTATCATTATTTCTCATCGTTAATGGATTATCTAAATAACCATTATTTGCGATTGTTTTAAAGTTACTTATTCTTAATTCAAGGTAAGGCGCAATTTTAGGATTGCCTAAATGAATATGTTTAGTATAAAAATAAATAATTATGTCCCATAGTTCACTATAATGTCCGGCACATATTAATTCCGAACTCCAATAACATGCTTGTTCTATTTTTGAATTAATTAAACTATTTAGCAATTCTTTTTTCACATCCGATTTTTTAAATTTTGAGAAAGAAACTCCTTTAAATTCGCTTGCGCTCCTTATATCATTTATTTCTGTACTTTCATTGTCACCCATATAATTTTAAATTATACAAAAAAAATAACAATAATACATATATATGAAATTAATAAAGTCGTCTATTCATTTTTACAATAAATTATCTAATTTTGGAAAAATACTAGTGTTTATAGTTTTTATTTTAATGTTAATTATATTTTTTAAATCAGTGATGCCTGTTAAAGAAGGTATGACTACAGACGCAACGGGCGAAAAATTCTTATTTAAAGACGGCAATGATATTTATGATGATTTTTATGTTGGCATTTACGATCATTTACTTTTTAACAGTATTAAAAATGATTTTGAGGTTGGAACAATCATTAATAGTTCAGCACCAACATCCACCAGCATTATAGCAGATATTGGTTGCGGAACTGGTCACCATGTTGCTGAACTATCTTCGAAAAACCTAAAAGTTATAGGTGTCGACGTGTCGCCTTCTATGATAAAAGAAGCAAAAAAAACGGCACCGAATGCGGAGTTTAAGATTGGTAACGCGTTAGATAATAGTTTGTTTAAGCAAAATTCGTTGACACACGTTCTTTGCTTATATTTTACGGTCTATTATTTTAAAGATAAAATGCAATTCTTCTATAATTGTATGGATTGGTTAATGCCTGGTGGATATTTAATTGTTCATCTTGTGGACAGGGAAACCTTCGACCCTATATTACCGCCGGGTAACCCTTTATATGTAGTCTCTCCACAAAAGTACGCTAAAGAGAGAATTACCCAAACCAAAATTACATTTAACGATTTCGTATACAGTTCTAATTTCAATTTAGATAAACCGAATAATATGGCTACGTTCGATGAAAAATTCAAATTCAATGATGGTAAGGTTCGAAAACAACAACAAAAACTTTATATGGAAGATACTAGCACAATTGTTAATATGGCTCAAGAAAGTGGTCTTATTTTACAGTCTAAGGTTGACTTATTGAAATGTGCTTATGAAAACCAATACTTGTATATTTTTGCTAAACCAAATTAGATTTACACCCAGATATTTTACACATTTCTTAAATATAATTTAGGTCGTAATTCTCCCTTTAAATATAATGGATGTTTTGGAATACCTTTTGTTGAAATATCAATACAATAAGGGGTATCAACTAAATCTCTTAACCATTCAGGTTCTTTTTGATTATTACCCCAAGCATAAACTATTTTATCGGTTAGTCCAATTAAATTTTGTACATGTTGTATATTATCTTCGCCTATAGGGTTATCTGTATGTTTTAACCCTTTGGGGTCTGTGCTACGAAAAGCATATAAATTACCAACAAAAACACCTCCATATTCCCAAGATTTAGCAAAATTAACAACTCTGCGAATAGTTGGGTCGTCTACATCGGCATCAGCTGTAGACGGATTTAACATTATAAACAAAACCTTAGGTTTTTCTTCATCCCAAATACGTGATAATTGATATCTATATTTATCGTCATGTGATATTATTGCGTGTTTTTTCATGCCTCCCTTAATAAATTTATTTTTTTTAGTTTTATTATGTTTTCTTTTATTATATTTTCCTTTATTATGTTTTGTTTTTTGAACCATAATATATATTATTGTGCTATTTTAAATCGTCAAGGGTGTAAAAATAAAATACATGAAATAAAAATAATATAAACAATCAAATTTATATTATATAATCAATGGAAATAGATCCCTCTGTATTTTCAAAAATTGGTCAGTCACTTATTCAAGACTCTGAATGTGAATGTATAATTGATGTATTTATTGAAATTTCAAAGAACAGTCATATTAAGTATGAATATGATAAGGAGCGAAAATCTTTAATTTGTGATAGAATATTACACACACCTTTTAAATATTCTTTTAATTATGGGTTTGTTCCAAATACACTTAGCGAAGATAAAGATCCTTTGGATGTGGTTGTTTTAATTGACGAAGAATTAATTCCTGGTTGTTATATTAAATGTAAAATATTGGGTTATTTAGAAACCAAAGACGACGAAGGCAATGACCCAAAATTGATTGCTTGTCCGATTGGAAAGATTGACCCTACTTATAAGTTAATAAATGATATTTGTAACGTTGAAGCGCATACATTAAATAAAATTAAATATTTTTTCACGCATTATAAAGATTTGGAGAATAAACGCGTTGATGTCGGCTCTTTCAGAACCAAAAAGGACGCAATTCAAATATATGATGAAAGCATTCAGCGTTACAATTCATCTTTTACGGGAACCTCAAATGAAACCAATAAAATAACGAATTATTTCCCTATTAGTTAATTAGTTAATCAATGTAAAATAAAAAGAGGTCAAATAATATGTTGGAATATTTATCTTATATATTATTTTTTGGAATGCTTATAATATTTATAGTTTATATTTACATAAGGCTTAAATATGGTTTCTGGGTCTCGCAACCTGTATTCCATGTATATGATTTTGGTTATATGATTAAAACACCCGGTATAATTAACGATTATCTACCTGAAAAAAACAAATATACGAATTTTAAAGATATTGAGACACATGTGTTCTCCGAAATTACCTCTCTACAAAGTCAACGGTTCATTCATTTAATTCGAACCAATTATCTCCAAAACAAAGATAATATTTTCACTCCTACGTCTCAAAACATACTTCCTTATTTTAATGGGCATAACGATAAATCATTTGTTTCTTTTTATAAAGAAGCGAACCGTATGGTCGACTTAAAAAAAGGAACTATTGTAGAGGATTCACGCATTGTGGGGGCTATTACGTCTCGTCCAGTATATATTGTTATTAATAATGGTCATAAAGAAGCGAAGTTTTGCGCACATTATATTGATTACTTATGTGTTGATAAAATGAATAGGAAAAAAGGGATTGCTCCACAATTAATTCAAACTCATAACTACAATCAAAGACAAATCAATAAAAAAATAGTTGTTTGTATCTTTAAGAGAGAGGATGAACTAACCGGAATAGTTCCACTCTGTGTTTATTCAACTTATGGATTCAAAGTTAATACTTGGACCAAACCACACGATTTATCCGCTGAATATAAAGTATTAGAAATTAATGCCCAAAATTTCAGATATTTGTTTGATTTTATTGAACACGCTGGGAAAAAATTTGATATAGTTATTAATACGGAAATGTCAAATATTATTGAACTACTTAAGACCAAGAATATTTTTATTTATGTTATAATGGTGGATGACGCTATTATTTCGGCATATTTTTTTAGAAAATCTTGTGTTGAAATTGAAAAAGGGTTAGAAGTGTTAAGTTGTTTTGCTTCTATATGTAATTGTGATGAGAAAACATTTATACATGGGTTTAAAATAAGTTTTTGGAAAATATCCGCTGAAAACTATTTTGGATTTGCCGCTATTGAAGAAATTTCCGATAACTATATAATTATCGATAATATCAAAAATAAAACAAAACCTTTAATCGTTAGTCCAACTGCGTATTTTTTTTATAATTTTGGATATCCAACTTTTAAATCAAATAAAGTATTAATCGTTAATTAACAAAATTTTTTATTTATTATTTATATTTTTTATTTATTTTTTTTATTTATATTTTACATTTATAACGTTTTATTTATCATCGTCACTATCACTGTTATCGTTTTTAGAATGTTTATCGTTTTCTAAACATTCTTGACAATATTTACCTAATTCAACGTACTTTTTTTGTTGCCTTCTACTAAGAGTATTACGCTTCCGAATTAAACGGTTTGTTAAATTAAAATTTTTCATGTCATTTTTAAGTTCTTGCGGTGGCATAAATACTTGCGGACCATGTTCCATTAAGAATATTTGGTT